GGCATCGTGACACCTGTTTCACCACGCCACTGTTGCATGTCAAGAGGGAAAACACCTGCACATCTGTGTTATTTCATATTTCAAGTCAAACTTGCTACTCCAATGCTCACCAAAACGTGTAACCTGTTGCACAACAAACACATATTTTTCTCTTGACACATTTTGTTAAACGTGTGTAAAATGATAACCCCCGGAAGGGGGGGAAACTGCGGCAGCAGTGGGGGTAGCGTGGTGTGTGTGTGGCGTTGCCTAAGACATATAATTATATGGCGTGTGTGCGTGCACGTGTGAAGACATATAAATATAAGATATAGTGCGTGCATACGTGCGTGAAGACAGATATATAGAGGGTGTGTATAACACATCGCGGCTGCAAGTCATTGATGTATAACACTTTAGGTGAGGTGGCATATGCGTGGTGTGCTGAAGTGTAGCCAGCATATGCTGGAAACCTTATCATATGACCTTGGCATGTTGGTCACCACCTTTGTGGCGCAAGGTGTCTGTTACAAGGTGGTCACGGACAATGGTCAGGTGTATATGCTGTTGGATCACCCAGATTTCACGGACCCTGACCAGGACACTGAGTACATGTTGTATCTTGGCAACAGGTATAATAGAGTGACTGGTGTGATGATGCCACGGATATTGCATTTGGATAAGATAGGCGTGAATGGACGGTTGGAACCTGTAAGGTATTACACGACATGATACCAAGTGACAAGTATAACATCTTGGACTTCTTTCCAGACTGCATGTTGCCAGACTGCCCACAGTCTGACACTGTGCACCAACACATCCTGCCGAAGCAACAAGCAATATTGGACAGTGACACCAAGTACACCTACATCCAAGGTGGTGTGGGGAGTGGGAAGACCACAGCTATTGGTGTTATCTGTGTGTATAACGCTTTGGTGGTGCCAAATAACAGTGGGGTCATATCCCGTTACAACTACGACGACCTGTTTGACAGTGCATGGAAAGTGGTTACAGAATGTGTCATACGGTTAGCGGAGAAGAACATCATCGCCAATCCAGCGTTCAGTAAGAAGATCAGTGGTGTGTACACACAGATTGACTTTCCCTGGTGTGAAAGTGACCTGAAGGCCATCCAGGGGAAGAACTGGCGACGTGGCTTAGGTGCAAACAAGGGATTGTTCTGGGTCGATGATGCGTATGAATGTTTGGTGGACTTCTTTGTGGGGACAGATGTGTCGGCTGGGCTGTTGTCACGGTTACGTTTGCCCAGTGTGTTATACCACAAGGCAACGTATAGCAAGGAAACCTGTCCACACGGTTCTTTGCGGGGTTACGTGTCCACCAATCCACCACCGATTGACAGTTTCCTGCATACGTTATTCGGCAAAGTGGAAGGCACGACCAGAATAGGTGAGGACAGCATAACCTGGCTGAAAGGGGATACTGGTGACAATGTGTTCCTTGGTGGTGGCTATGCCAAAGGGTTGATGGCCATACAGAGGAAAATGGGCAGATCAGACAATGTCATACGCAGGGTCATCCACGGTGATAGCATCCCTGCCTATGGTGGCATACCTGTGTTCCCCCAGTTTGACCATGGGAAGCATGTGGCGCCACTGAAGTTCCGTCCAGACTTGCCACTGGTGAGGGCATTTGACTTTGGCTTCAGACATCCAGCCGTGGTATACGCCAACCTCTACAAGTGTACGTACAACACCAACCACTACTTTGCCCTGTCAGAAACAGCAGATTGCTTCAGTGCTACCGTGCAAGACCTGTATGACCATTACGTTGTGCCACACACGGAACGGTTGTACAAAGAGGCAAAGTGTGTGGTCAATTGTGGCGACAGGTCAGGCTACCGTGATAGCAGCAGTAACAAAGACAAACGTGGCGACATGAAGATATTGATGCATGAATACAAGTTGCCGTTCAAGTGGCGGTATATCAACCTTGCGCCATCATTGCAGTATATGCGTGGGTTGTTGCAGCCAAAGGCACCATGTAAGTGTGGCTTGGAGCTGGTATTGGTGTCCAACAAGTGTGAAGCACTGATCGGTGCACTGGAAGGGGGGTATAAGTATCCCAAGCCACGGGTAGGACCGCACGGTGAGAAGCCCACCGAGGATGGCTACTTTGCCGATGTCGCCTGTGCATGGCGCTATGGTGCTGAGAACTATGTCAAGTGGGGGGTCAGTTGGCAGGATCAAAAGGAGTTGGCACAACAGAACCAACGTGATCCCTTTGCCAAGATGCGGTATAGCGGCCCACAATACTTGGAATGGTTGGAAATGTCAGATGCCGATTTGGCTGCACGGTTAACATAGCTCCTTGACTTCTTGTCCCACCTGTCGTACCTTTGTTCGGTGTTGTCAGTTACAATTGTTGGTGGACTATCCATGCGGAGCATGCTGTGCCACCTGTTCAGGAATCAGAACTGAAGCGTACCCTTCGTGAAGCCTACTGCACCACCTGCAAAACCATCCGTGATCGCAAAAAGGTGATAGAACAGAAATGGTTACATAATCGGCGCACCTGGTATGGTCAGCATCCAGACATGGTGTACCATTCTGCCACCAAGACCTATCAGCCACCATCAGGTCGACGGACCATCGAACGGTCCATTGTCCGTTGTGTGGAAATGTTGACCCCTTCCGTCAAGTGGTTTGAGGTCATGCCACTGGGGAACATTCCACAGGAACGGCTGACCAATACTGACGCCTTCATGAACTATGTGATGCGGAAGAAGATCAGCACCCGTACCAACATCACCCAACTTGCCCGGTGTCTCCACATCTACGGTATGCCCATTCTGAAGACCTCCATCATGGTACGCAACGGTGAAGCATGGCCGACGCAACGGGTGGTGGACCCTTTCTCCTTCTACATGTATCCAGAGATTGCTACCAGTGTCAACGAAGCGGACATTGTGTTTGAAGATATGCTGATGCCGTATGAGAAGTATCGTACATGGGTCACCAAAGGTATTGTGGATGAGATCAAATATGATGACCTTGGGAAACCAGAGTGGCCTTATCACATTGCTGAACGGTTATCCTACAGTGGTATTACGGACCTGACAGCAGGTGTGGACATTGAGAAGACGAAGACACAATTGAACAGTTCCACTGCTGCCTATGTGTCCCTCACTGAACTGTGGGTCACCCGGGAAGACCAACTGTACCAAGTGTACATTGCCTGGAATATCAAAGGTGGCGCAAAGATTGTGGGCTTCTTTGCGTCCAACTATGATGAACCACTGTATAGAATGGCCATCCATCGTGCATTGCCCAATGAAACCTATACCACCACAGCTGTGGAAGACATCAACGACCTTGACAGTATGCAAATGGACCTGTTCAACCAGTTTAAGGATCAGGTGGATTGGGAACAAGGCTTTGTCATCTACGGTGATGAAGCGGGGGAACGCCATGAAAGTTGGACAGCGAAAGGTCGCGCATTGTGGAAGGTGCAAGGTGATCCAAAGACGGCCATGACCTTTGTGCAACCACCTGTGACCAGCACGAACAGTCTGCGTGCATGGCAAATTGCCAATGGCTACATGCAAAGCATGGCAGGGGCAGGCACCATTGCGGAAGGGCAACCTGGCAGGAATATGCCACGGTCAGGCAGTGCAGTCATGGGACTGGTCAACTTAGGGATGGCTGATATCAAGGATATGGCGCAGATATTGGAACAAGATGTGCTGACCAAATCCTTGGGTGACATCTACAAGGTTGCGGCACGCTTTATTCCAGATAGCCAATTGATACGGATACCTGGTGGTCAAGCCATCTACGGTGAAAACAGGTCATCCTTGCTGAAGAAGCAAGACATATTGGGCGACTACGAATTTGAATGGGTCGGCAGTCTGCAATTCCAGGATGAACAGCAACGCGCACAACAGTTGATGATCTTCCTGAACCTTGGTCCACAAATGGACATGGCGCTGAACAAACAAGGGTACACCCTCAATTGGGTTGAATTGGTGCAAATGATCTGGCGGTCAGGTATGGGGGAACGTGGATTGTCCAAAGTGGTGATACCATTGCCACCACAACCACCACAACAGATGCCTGGTGTCGAGGCGTTGGATAGTGAAGCCAATGGACCTGGGCAACAGCAACAGCAACCACCACCATCGGTGGCAGGCTTAAAGCCACCCATGCCATCAGCCACCAATGGTTTCATCCATCCATAAGAGAAAGGAGAACAACATGCCAATAGAACAAGCACTCAGCATTCGAGGTCGAGCGAATACGTTAGGTGTGGCACCACTTGTTGCTGACATGGATGAGTTGGGGCTCCGTGACAGTACAGGACGGTACTTCAATCCATTCCATATCTTATCCTGGCCACTGTTAGTAGGCTCCATTAGCTCCTTTGTGTGGCATTGTCACGAGGGACTGTGGCAAGTCAACAGTGTGTCAGAAGCCCACACCGTTGTGGGTGGTGCAGGTGCGGCAGCATCGGTCATTGTCTGTCCACAAGCCGTGGCCATTGGTTCAGGTGTGGCACAGCAGACAGCGGTATTTGACCTCACCCTTACTGCACCAACATATAGGTTTGCCACATTGATAGCGTCACCAACCGTGATGTCACGGGGTGATGCCTTAGCCGTGTTGTTTGCAGGCACACTTACAGGGTTGGTGGGGACGTTGCAAATCACGTTGAAAAGGGTTGGGTAAGCCATGGCAGAGGAAACAGAGCAGCCTGAATATGCCAAGGAACAGATTGACGCCTATATTGCTGAACAGGTGAAGGCCAACATGGCGGCCATTCACCAAGCTGAAGCTGCCAATAAGCCACAGCCACAACAGCAGAACAATGTGGAATATGAGAAGCAAGTACGTGAGGTATTGGACCCTATCTACGGTGTCCATGTAGATGCAGCAAACTTCAATGCCGCAGATGCGAAGGACTATGTGGACTTCTACAGTGATGACATCCATCGTGAATACAAGGAGGAAGTAGAAGCAGCATTCCAACTGGCCAAGCAACAAGGGAGACCAACATCTCGTAACACCATATACCGGTATATATTGGGTGATACCTACACGGCTGACCCAGCCAAGTTTGATGCACGGCAGAAGGCCATCCAACAGAAACAGTTGGACCGTGCAAGCAGTGCAGGAGATGTTGGTGGTGGTGGTGTTGGACGTGAACGTGAGGCGATGGCGTCACTGGCTGATGTGACCAAGATTGACCCTGCCACTGGGAAGTACAGCATGCCATTGGCAGATATGGAGAAGGCGCTTGCTGGCATGACATTTTGACATGGTGTAATACACTGTATTACGTTTGTATTACAGCGTTGGATGTCTACTAATTGTGTGGTCTAAAGAGGGTATGTACCACACGACATACCCTTCTAACTGTCTACTAAAGTAAGGTATACCAGACATGGCTGATGCATATACAACCTTTGCAACCATGGCGAACGATGCCATCAGTGCATATATATCCAATAAGATGATTGAACTGGCTGACCGTGTGTTGGTGATGGACAAGATTGCTGATCCATTCAGCTTACCACAGAAGATGTCGAAGACGTTGCGTGTTGTGCAAGTGGCACGGTTGGCATTGCCCAATGCACCGTTGGGTGAAGGTATCACCCCGCCAACATTGGCCATGACACTCAGCAATGTGGATGTGACGGTGGAGCAATGGGGTATTGTGGTGGCACTAACCGATGTGTTGGAACTGACGGTGACACACCCTATGGTGTCTATTGCCAGTGAACGTGTCACGATGGCACTGAAGGAAGCCGCAGAACGGGACGATGCAGTCGTGCTGATGGCTGCGACCAATGTGACCTATCCAGGTGTGGTGACCACACGAGGTGGATTGGCTGCCACCGATGTGTTCAACACGGCACTGGCCATTACCATCAATGCCAAGCTGGAAATGCGTGGTGCACCAAAGTTTCTGCCTGATGGCAATTATATGGGGTTGTTTCAGCCACCACACAAAGCGGCCATTCTTGGTAGTGACCAGACATTTCAGAATGCATCAGCGTACAGTCAGATCAGTAACCTCAAATATGGGTACGTTGGACCATGGATGGGTATTGACTGGACCTTGGGCAACTTCCTGCCTGTGTTCATTGGTGTGACGACACCAGATACCGCTGCCAACACGGCCACGAAGGCACAATATACCGTTGGATTGGCTGGCACACTTGCCACGGCCAACTATCAGCTGAAAGTGGTAGCACGGGAAGTGTCTACAGATTACGAACGACGCCTCAGTGTGCAAACTGGTAACATTGCCGTCACATCACCTGGCAGTATCAGTGTGAAGTTCCCCACCAGTACCAACTACACCTACGACTTGTACATGACGCAAGCTGGTGGCACCGTGGCCTACCTTGTGGCGTCACGGCAACCTGCCAACAGCACCTATGTCATCACCACGGCACCTGCTGGTACTGAGACTGTTGCACC